AACATCATTTAAAAGCCCATGACTTAAATCATTATTAAAATTATTGGCTGCTAATAATAATCCTGTAGAATCAAAGGCCAATTGTTCAGCCCTATAAACTTCATAGAGCATATTAATACCTTCAATTCCCGAGCTGCCAGTAGTTCCATTAATATTTAATGTGGTAAGTTCTTCTCCCCAATATTGTAAAGTATATCCTCCCTTTGTTCTATCTTTATTAATTACTTTTTTATGAACATAGGAAATATTTTGAGGATTAACATACATTCTAACAATTCCAAATTGCGGCACGAACCAAGTCATAATATTTCTTTTTATTTGACTTCTTCTAAGGCTACTAACTTTAGAATATGGCAGGCCATTACCATCTGCCGAATAAGTTGGAGGTAATGCAAAACCATTATCTCTAAAGGTATCCCTTTGCCCCTGACTTAAAGGACTATTTCTATTAACAAAATCTTGAACTGAGCTTACACCTTTAACAAAATCACCAAAAGACATTATAGTTCCTTTTTATCTAAGTCCAAGTGCAGGAGCTGCAGCTCGGGCTTGTGAGCCTACTTGTTCTACTTTTACTGTTACTTTTAATCCTTCAGGAGCCTCTTGAACAACCGTGGTTGGCATTGGCGACTCTGGCGCAGTTGAACCGCCCGTAGCACCTTTTACCGGAACAGGTGCGCGAGTAGCTCCTCTTACTTTAGATCCGGCGGCAATTTCTTCCATATCTCCAGTTTCGGAATTTATACCCATAAATTTAAAATTTCCAGGAGAGGCCGGTGCAGTGGCTTGCTGAACGGCGGCCTGTTGTACTTGTTGGCCCGCAGTAGTGGTGCGTGTTTGCCTTGTTGCAGCATTAGCGGCCTGTTTTCTTCTATCAGCTTCCGCTCTAATATTAGCTCTTTGTTGCTGACTATCATCCCTTTTCATTAATTTGCCAGTGTCTTCTTCAAATGCATCTGCAGTAGTCTTTGCCAAATTCACAGTATCTGAAAGATTAGTCGAATTAATTTTACCCACACTACCTTCTACCATCTTTTTAACCATACCGCCAATAGGATGTTTTTTATTATCCATTTCTTGTCTTCTGTATTCTGTTGCTTCGCTTTCTTCTAGCTGACTTCTTTCATTTCTTTTATTTAAAATATCTCGTCTTGTAGCCTGTTCTACCGACACCCCTTCAGAAGTAGGAGTTCCAGTAAAATATTTTTGAAAAGTTTCTCCAGAAGTAACAGTAAGAGTACGAGCAATAGCGCTAACATCTTCTGCAATTCCAGAGAATATGGTTTGAGTTCTTTCTTCTGCTTTAGATCCTCTTTCCATCGCGTTTTGCAAATTATCTTTATTTAAATCTTCAATGGCTCCAGCTGATGTTGGCCTTCCTTCCTGACGGGCCTTCATCGCCTCTAAAAATCTTATAGCATCATCGTCACTTTTTAATTTCAAACCTAATGGCCCCTGACGAAGCATCATTATTTGTTTTTGTTGTAATGCTGCTGCACTTTGACTTCGCTCGGCCTCTTCCTGAGTCACAATTTTACCACCACCAAATTCGGGTTTTTGCATGACTTTTTGCATCATGTCCATGACACCTTCAATATCACCTCTTCTTAACATTCCGGTAATGCGGGCTGCTCCCATTAGTCCGCCTGGACCGCCTGATTGTGCAGATAAAAATGCTTTTTGAGCAGTACTTAATTGACTAACAGCTCCAGTCATATCTTTAACTGTCTCAATGGCGTGTTTGCCAGACATACCAGTATCTTTTAATCTTTGAATATAATCATTCATAGTTTTGGCGATATTTGCTTGCATTTTAGAAGCATCTTCTCCAGCATTAGTTATGTTTTTAAAAGCATCAGCAGCTCCTAATAATCCACTTCTAACATCTTTTAGCTCTAAACCATATCTTTGCGATATCTCACTAAAACTAGCAGTAAATTTAAGTGCTTTTTCTCCAGTAACACCGTATTCGGTAAATGAAGTATGAAGATCATCAATAATTTCTTTATAATTCATTCCTGTGCCGTGGGCTAATTTAATAGCAGCAGTTAACATACTAGTAGTTTTGGTGCCTTCTGCATTAAGATTAACTACTTCTTTCATCGCTCCTGGAATTTGCTTCATTAAATTAAAGTAATTTTGCATTTGCTCATCAGAAGAGTGCGTAGCTGCTTGAGATTTATTCATAGCATCTTGCTGCATAGCAAGCATATCATTCATTCCTTGCAAACTATCTCCAGCCTTACTAAATAGGGTTCCTAATTCGCCAGTAGCTGCCGCAGTTTGAATCATATCTCCTTGTAAGACAGCAAATCTATCTGCACTTTCTGTTACCCTACTAAGTAAATTGATTATTGCATTACCTCCTGCTGCCATACTTTTAGCAAACTCTTCTCCCATTCCAGCCTTATTAAAAGCTCCCTGTAATTGTCCCAATCTTTTTCTAGCATCATCGCTTGCTTTACCTCCCTCTCCCAATATTGCAGACAAATCTTTGAGAGGTGCGGAAAAGGTATTAATGCTTCCACCATCAATAAGAGATAATTGTTTAAAACTACCAGATACATTAAGTAATGAGTTTCCAAGAGCAGTAAAAATTGTAGTATGATCGGAAGCTAATCTTCCTAAATTAGATAATGCTCCATGAGCTCCGCGAAGCCCTGATGTAAAATTACTTAAAAAACCATTTGCTTTTTGGGCGGCATTCCCATAATCAAGAGTGCTTGCTGTTACTAATTTATTGAGTCTTTCTGTTTCCGCTAATAATTCATTTTTATTTGCATCAGTAATTGTTATTTCATCTGCCATTTAATTAGTCCTTTTTGACAAGATGTCTACGCTTCCTTCTAATAGACTTACTCTGTTCTTGCTGTAATTTTGAACTTTTATCTCTTACCATCTTCAAAGATTCTTCATAATCTTCATCGCTGGATTCGTGCTTGTTATCATCGCTCAAAATTTGTTGTACAGCCTCAGGATTCCAAAAAGAGGCTAATAAATATGCGTGATTTTTAGCTAGTTCGGCATCATCATTTTGATCTGCCACCCAATTATTAAACATCCACATTCTTTGAACCGGGTCCATTTCAGTAATTAATGGATCATCTGGCATTCTTCGATACAATTTACACAAATAATTGTGAAATCGATGCTCCGGTTCATTCATTATTTTTTTAAGTCTTCGGCTACCTCCTGAGCTTCCTTATCAGACTTAATTCCATATTTTTCTTGAGATTCACTAGCCAAAATATTATATTCCGAATATAGCCTATTAAGTAATGGCTCTGGAAGCTCATCAATTAGCTGAAAACGAGACTCTAAAGTATTAGAACCTATGAATTGATCAATATCCACATCCGCAATCGCTGCCAAAGAACGAGCTAACATTTGTTTTCTTAATTCAAAAGGAAACTGTACATCTCCATCAAAATCAGTTGCTAATTTGATACATTCTCTTAGTTCTTTGGATTTTAAAGTCTGTAATACATAATTGGTACCATTGATATCTATTGTTTTAGTATCGCGTGTCATTCCAATTAATATTTCAACTCTACGGCGGGCTCCTGGGCTCAATTTGTCCTTTCCTAAACGGCGAGCTTCTTTAGCCTCTTTAATTTGTCTTTCAATTTCCATTGTATCTTCAGGAGACTCTTCATTCATTCTATTTTGAAAAGCTATTGCCGCATTAATATCAGGTATCTGATGATTGCTATGTGATGCCTGCCCCCTTTGGCGCATTACTGGCGCTCTTTCTGAATATTGAGATTGCTCAAATTGTTCTGTCTCGTCAGGCACATCAAACTCTCTTAAAGGCTGGCCTGCAAATTGACGATCTCCAAGAGGACTTTTAAAATTAGGCATAATAACTCCACAAAATTAGATATTTACACAATAATATATAACAATAAAAAAGGCACTTGAATATTATTCAAGTGCCTTTAATTAAGGGAGCTTATTATATTAAATTAGAATAATCCGGCATCATCAAGGCCAAGATCAATTAGACCTGATGCATCAAGAGAGCCTCTTCTTGCTCCAGTATCAGTCAATTGCTCAATACCCTCAATGTCTTTGCCACTACCATCAGAGCTTACTAGTACGCCCTTAATACCACTAGCACTATCGCTCAATGGACCTGCCATATGAATAATTCCTCTTTCACCGCCAGTAGCCGCCGGTTTGCCGCCATCTCTAGTACTAAAGATAGTCTCGGCTTCCCAAGTCATATTTTCAGTAATGACCCAATCGCTAACTTGATAGGTGTAATCAATTCCGTTAATCCAAACATTTTTAATTACGGTAGTAATATTGCTGCCTGTATTTCTTTTTTGTCTATCTATAATCATAATATCAAAAGGATAAACTTGAGAAGCTACATGAATAAAACCTCTACTGAAAGCCTCGGCAATTCTAAGCCTGTCAAATCTAATTCTTTGACAACTTCCAGTAATATTGGTTGATTGATTTGGAACAGAGTCAATATGACCATCTGTACCTACCTCATCTACCATTTTAATATTTCTTTTTTCCTGAATTGACATCGTTTGCACTGCGCCTACAGGAGTATCATTTACCATAATAAGAATATTGGTAGAAATACCTGTACTAGTTTTGTTTGTCTTATCTAAGGCCAGTGTTGAGCCTGTAGTTGCTGATTTATCGACCATTTATGCTCCCTATTATAATTGACCAACACTTACTTTAATATAAATAAAGTTAACTGGATAAACTGGCTGTGCCCTTACGCTAACATTCCACTGTGTTGGGTCAACAGAATCTCTTACAACCGATAATCCAGAATATCCGCTAAGAAGACCTTGAGACACCAAGGAGTTCATTATCAATACAGCGCGAGTATTAAGAACAGATCCTGTAGTTGAAGTTTCTGGGCCTCCAATAAAACCTTGGAATCCTGCTCTTAGAGTCTTAGCAACTCTATCTCTAATAAAGATAATGGAAATTTCTTGTTCCTCAGGGAATCCACTTTGTGTAGTAGTCTTGCCCCAAATTACTCTTCCACCACCGGCTACTGGCTGCAAAGTAGTGATACCTGCATTTGATAAAGCCTCTAAAGTAGATGGGGAGAATTGTTTGTTTCTAAGGATGGTAAATCCGCTCAAAGTCTTATTAGTTAATGGATTTTCAATTCTAACATCAGCAGCCAAACGACCTGCAGCGGCAGCAGCAAGATAGAATCCATCAATCAAGACATTTTCAGTTCCAGCCTGAACAACAATTTGGTCAGGATAGAAATATACACATCTATAAGTATTTCCAAAAGCATCTGGAACAGAGTAGTTAGCTAGGTCTTCAACATTTCCTGCTAGAATATCAGTTACA